CCTGCCCAACAGCGGTGAGGTTGGAGCCACATTCGGGAAGTACTTAATTATACTCCTCAAATGGGTATCCATCCAATCTGCAGATTTCCACAATCCGGACCAGTAAAACTGGTTCCGGAGGGAAACAGCAGATATAACACTGCTAGCATCCTGCCATTGTGTGGGAAGTACTTCTCTGACCTTGACAATACTAACGTCATGGCCATCGTAGTACTCTCTACCGCAAGATTCTCTGAATCTTCCGATCCAGAAACTCTTGCTGATGTTAACTTTGTGCCCGAAAGCACTCAGTTCATCAACAATGGACAGCACATCGTCTCTGGGGACAACCAAATCATCCCCAAAGACACGCACCCGCCCGGAATACAATTCACATTGTTTCCGGGAAAGCAGAGTGTTGAGCTCTCGCTCAATTCCTAGGAAAATAATGGTAAGGAATACCATAGATTCCATAGGAAAGCAAAGAGCTGAACCCATCGACGCGAACTTGGCCAAGCGTATAACGCCATGACCAGGTACGTCAGCCTTCCGGGACCTGCATGCATCGACTGCCCAGAGCAATTCTGGATAGTCTGCAAGCATAGCCCGTACATGCTGATTCGAAACTCTATCGGACGCCTCGCTAAGATCTAGCGTGGCCAGGTCACCGTTGTGTGAACCTGATCGAGCCATGATCCTATTTGGATCTTGGTCTTCGTCGCCGATTACGCGCGAGAGGAAACCATCCTCCTTAAGCGCACGTCTATAGCTATCGAGAACAGCTTGCTGTGCATACTGCATGGCAGCTGGCTCGATTGCTATCAAACGAGGAGTTTTGAGCGTTTTAGGGACAGAAATCACCCTAACCGGGATTTCTGCCTCGGGTTCAAGGATGTTAATCTCATTCTTGAGGTCTCCAGTATAAGAGACATTCGGAATGAGAAACTCCTCGGCTGGAAACAGCCTCTGGAGTCGAGTAGTCCAGGTTCGCTGATTCCATTTAGCATTACTGCTAATGTCATCAGCGACAACGCCTGGGCCATGCTTTCCAACGAGCCTAGCAAAGTGAACATCTCTGTCCATCTTTGCAAAAAGCTCACTAAAAAGCAGGCTAGACACCCTCTTGAAGCCTGACATATAGTCAGGGTCAAGTAGAGAGTCAGCCCTCCTAACATCCTGCTCACACGAGACGAATTCAGACATAGCTCGTCTCTCACGACGCGGGCTAACAACCCGCGTAGACTCACTTTGCGGTGAGTCTTGAGGGAGAGCGATCTTGCTAAACATCAACGTGAGTTGACGAAGAGCGTAGATTGCTTCTATGTCTGGTTCATCAAGCAACACTCCACTAGTCGGGTCAAACACACGCTCAAGGAAACCTCCTAGGAATAGGGGGAAACCAGTAAGACGATGCTTCCGAAAGGAAGTAGCGTCCCAAGGAGCGACGAGACCGTGGTCTAGCCATTTTTGGATGACTTTTCCATAGTCCGCCAGGGTTATCGCCAAAAACGATATCCCCTCGTGTTTGACTCGCTGCTCGACAGTTTTTATGTCGAGTAGGGGGCTAGTGCAACATCGTACCGCAAGTTCTTTTGCGGTACAGGACCAGAGTGACGTCAGGTTTTTCATAGTCCCTCCTTATCAGAGGTGGCTAATCCTTAGCTCTGTCGTCAATGTTGAGTCCAAGCGGGAGTGCTGGAGTGTCTGGCAATGTCAGAGCCTGCAGCTTCTTTATAGAAGCCAACAAGTTCTGAAAAGCCATATGCTCCTCTGTAGATTGGCTCTCGCCAATCTGCACCGTGATCTTTAGGATCAAACCCTTTCTAGGGTCTTCTCCATAGAAAACGTGCACTCTCGATGCTCTCTTCACCCCCTTACCATGGGCAGCCAACTTGGCCTCCCGTGATAAGGGCCTCACTGATGGAATAGCAGGCATTCACGATAATCACCACTACCACTAGAAATTTTCTAGTGATAAGGTGTTTATCATTTAGAATGCCTCGTGATAGGACTGGGGGTATCTCTCCCTTCATCCTATTACTACCCGGGAAGTAGTCCCAAGAATGCCTCGCGGCAAACCTGGAATCCTCCTCCCAAGCACTATCCATCGCAACGATAGATCTAGAAGCCTCAGAGGCGTCCGTCAGGACTCACCTCCGAGCAGCTTCGTGATCATCGCGCTCGAAGATGCCGAATACAGGGCTGAGAAGCCCGTGTAGACGGCAAGTGCCTCGGCAGCCGTGTAGCCAGCCGGAGGAAGGTCAAAGACGAGGTAATACCCCATCGAGACCTTCACATTTTCCGACGGCTTAAACGGATCCGTGGTCAACTTCGAAGTGTCGATCCTCAACAGCCTCCGGGTCCGCTTGCCATAGTTATGGCTAGCGAGAACCTTAATGAGGCCGTCACCACTGGTGTAATCACTCTCGTCATCCCCCACACCTGTGCGGGGAAGTGACGTGGTGGTACCCCCAATCGTGACTGAAAGAGGGTCGGTGAACGACATGAGCATCACTCCTAGGGATCTGATAAGACCCCATATGGCGTTGTAACGCAGATTGATCATC